GTAAGCAACATTTTAACAGAGACTCCAGCACATCCGACAGTCTAAACACTTGCCGCCCTGCTTAGGAGCGGGACAGTGGCCCCGGAGGTAACGACCGTTGACGTGTTTTTCCAATTGCCAGAAGCTTTCTGGTCAATCATGGGAATGGAAAATCGTATTGTTAAATTATCTGGTTTTCTGTCCTGGTACTTTTGAGTCCAGGCCTCGCGCGTTGGTAACCAGTGTTTCATATCAGGTGTTAATCTGGCTACTTTAAAAATTTTAGCTAGATGCTTCAGGTCCTGAACGTCGCCAGAATCGTGCCATCTAAAGACATTTGCCTTCTGGTGTAATAAATGAAAAGTCATAGCTTGAACCCATAGCGGGTGGCGTATGGCGTCTAGTCTCGTATACTGAGCTGATTGTACAACGGGAAAGACATAACAGCCTTTGAGAGCGTAACAGCTCGAGCAGGTGCTGCCTGGAATTTTTGCCAGCTTCGATCCTGTTTTACATTCCTTAGCCGGTAGGCCGTAGGCTTTACCTGGCATCTTAGACGGTTTACTAAGTGAACCCGTAATATTAAGCGCTTCTATTTTATTCATATTATTTCTTTCTGTTATTATATATCCTATATAATCATTTATTCTTTATTGTCAAGCTTGCGGCTTGTAGCTTGCGGCTTGAAGCTCTGGTATCCAGCTCCCGGAAAAATTTCTCGCAGCTCTTCACATAGCTGGCCGGAAGATCCGCGCGATTCCAGGTGAACCACGGGATCAAATCATTGTGTTTGATTCTCTTCATAGGTCTAATAATTCTGTATAACAAAACCACCATCAAAAGAAATGACCTTTGTTTCTCGTTCAAGGTCTTTCATGCTTTTTATGTCGGGATAGTTTTCTTGTACTTCTTTTAAGTTTTTATATTCGGAATAATTACAACAGATATCAATAGGATCGAATTCCAGTACTTCACCAGTGTCTTCTTCGTATTCTTCGAAGCCCTGCCAAAGAGCTTGGAGAGCGTTATACGAGAATTGATCAGGTCGTATTCTCATGAAGTCATCTGTAAAATTACACTCATTCATTATATTAATCATTGTTTACCTTTCTGTTTATTAATTTACCTTAAACTATTTATATTAAAATCATATTGCCAAAGTGTCGCAGCTTGACGCTTGTAGCTTGCCGCTTGTTGCTTGCGGCTTGTTGCTTTGATACCCAGCTCACGGAAAAATTTCTCGCAGCTTTTTAAGTATGCAGCAGGCAGCTGGCCATGGTCCTCCCGGAACCATGGCAACAGATCGTTGTGATTAATTCTTTTTCGGGCCATTTTCTTTCAACCATTTTTAATGCGGTTTTCTTATTTCTAGGAAGGTCCGGGTAATGTCTTCTTAATACATTCATCACCGGGATCCTGCACATCTTCAGTCCCGTTTGTACTTCCAATTGAAGAGCGGTAATTGCCATCTCTACCTGGAAGTTCTTTCTTTGTGCATCGTTACTAAACGTTACCATTGTCATTGTTTATGTTCCTTTCTGTTCGAAGTTTATATAACTTCTATCCATTGTATGTTTAAAGTAGTCTTTATTATCTTTTGAATACATATACATAAAATCACCAGGATTATTTAATCCTTTTGATATTGCATTTTCAAAAGCTATCTTATGGTCTCTTTGATACATATGTTCCTTTCTGTTATTTAAGATATCCTACAACATATAGGATACTATTGTCAACTAACTTTATACGTGTGCTTGAAGCTTGGAGCTTGCTGCTTGAGTCTAGCGGCCCGGCGGGCTATGTCTCCATAACCTAGGTAAAACTATGGATAGTTTAAAGATAACACCGGGCCACTAGATTCAATTACTTATTTTTTTGTTGTAGCTTATACAACTTACGGTCGTAATATCTTTCCATGCATACACACAGCACGAAAGATAGGAAACCAAAAGTTATAAGACCTATTCCAATATATAAAAGTGTATTCATAATATTATCCTATATAATCCTATTGACAATAATGTCAAGTAGTATATAAAAATAAATAAATAAACAGAAAGAGGAAACAATGACTAAGATAAGAATGAATACCGAACTACGAAATAAGTTGTTTGGTAAGATCAAAAATGTTTTTGAGAATGAAGATACTCAAGAACGAGTTGCCTATCTCGAAGCAAAAGAAGAAGTGAACAATCAATATGAAGGTGCATTTAGTCTAGCTAGAGATATTGTTGAGAGAGCATATCCAAGTGAAGATGTTGCTACCTTACAATCATACAAGAAGAAGTATGGCGAGGCAGTTGATGTCGTTGCAAAAGATAAATGCTTTTACTTTGCACATAGTGAAGATGTCAATGACGAGGACGAAACAGTAGAAACAAAATCACATTTTGATTTTGGTTTGTATGGTGGTCTTAATGGTAGTGAGTATAATAGTGATGACGGAAAAAGATTTGCTTATGCTTATATGAGAGATCAGTTGAAAGCTAAGAACTGTAATCCTGATATACTTGCACAGCAAGAGGGTAAAGAAAACAACCCACATAAAACCAAACACATGGAAGCAAACGATAATGCGTTAGGTTATGGTAACAGTAGTTATCGTAGTGATACCCATACAGGTATCACAAAAGGTTTTGATGAAGCCTACTACCTTGATGTCATTGGAACTAGCTACTGTCGTTCTCGTGCTATTGCTTGTACTCAAGATGAATACAAGGAACTTGAAGCATGGAGAATTGCCAAAGGTCAATTAGTTGCTACTCATCAATCATGGGTGGATAGTATAACTAAACAATGCGACCAATTAAAAATTGGGTTGAAAGCATATAGATACTTGAGTGAAGCAATAGAACTTGCAACTGAACTAGGTATTGAGGTTGAGGAGAGTGAGTTGATTAGAACTAACTCCACAGGCTTGACTATATACAATCCAAAAAACCTAGCTGATATGATTAAAGGTTTAAAGAATAATAAACCATTAACAACAGCACAGAAAATAGAGGCACGAAAAAAATATGAAGCAAGTGTAAATTAACATTTGACAACTAGGGCTATCTGTAATAGGATAGTCCTATAACAATTAGAAAGGTAGAAACATGATAAAAGATAAAACATTTAGAATAACATTCAAAAAAGCAAATGGCGAGGAAGTGACAAGGTTTGGTAAGTTTGATGACAAGTGTAAATATTGGACAAGTAAAATTGGTACTGCATTAATTACTTACTTTGATTTAGACAAAAAAGGTTATAGAACTGCAAGTGGCAGTTGGAAAGTGAGGTACTAATGGAGTGGATATTATTTGGTATGATTACAACTTTAATAGTTGTAGGATTATATTTTGCAAGGTCAACGCAAGATTACATAGACGAACAAAACGAGAGATATAGAAAGGAAAGAATAATGGCTGAACAAAACGAAACACATTTTGAAATACAAGACAGCAATAAAGCTAAAGCTTACGAGGAACAGAAAGCAATGCGTGAGGAATTAATTGAATGGGTTAAAACTTGCGATAAATTACACATGGGAGAATTGTTTTCTGAAATGCGTAGAATGAAAAGGAGTTGGGAATAATGACTAGTTTTGAATTTCTTTGTATTACTACATTTTTTGGTTTGATAATGGGATTGGTGGTAGTAGCATGAGTGAACATGTCTGGTGCCATGGACCAAGCTGTCATCTATCTCACACTCAAGATAGAGTGCGAGGTGTCAAAGGTAGCAAGGTCCTAAGAACTCGTAAGGTACAATTTAATCCACAGTATTTAAATATGTATTCTTATTTCTGTAGTAATGGTTGCTACAATGACTTTGCTAATAAACATATAGAACGAGTCATTGCCATTGAACCAAGGACCATGCCTCTTGAAACATCGGTTGAGGTTACCAAAGAAAAGAAACAATATGGATATGGGGACGGAACTTATACTGATACAATAATAACAAGGGTTGACAATCCTAGTTGAATAAACTAGGATAATCCTATTAACAGAAAGGAATATATGACTAGAACAATTAAAGCCGAGTACATGCCAGGAGGCGCAAGACGTCAAGAGATGTTAGACAAAGCAGTCGACTACATCAAGACACCTGGACAAACTCAACAGATCAAACATGAGTTCTGTTTAACTTATTTAAAGATGACTGAGACCGAGTATCTTGAGGCGCTCAACGCAGCGACCAACGGCGCAATGGTCAAGGACCTTTGGAATTAAATTGATTGACAGGGCTATCCTAATAAACTAGGATAGTCCTATTAACAGAAAGGAACATATGAAAACAATTAAATACAATAATAAAACAATCAAGCTACCATTTGTGGGTGCAGATTATAGCAACCCATTTGCAATGGAGACTATTTCAAATCCAATGAGTGGCGAATCAATTGCTATGCCTAGATTTGCTGTCGCTGTATATGATGTAACTATGGGCAGCCAACAGATTGCGTCAGCATATGACATCACGCATGGTGACGGTGCATCACCATTGTGGAATGATGTACGTAAGGGATTAGATTGGTTCAAACAATACTTTGCTAAAGAATACATGACACTCTTAGACTAACCTTTCTAGCCTGGTATCATATCCATTTGGATAGAGGTACCAGGCCCAATCCAAAGTTTGAACTTTTTCTTATATTGTTATATAGGTATATCAAAAAGGGGGTCCCTGAGGTGTGGATATTAACAGAGTGTTATACATTCATAGGCTTAAAATACTTTAAGACCTTTAAATTGATTATGAAAAATATTATAAAATTTTTTTTCGAATGAGTTATGGATATAGATAAATTAAAAAAGTTTGAAAAACTACCACCTGATGTAAAAAGACAATTAGCTATTTATATGGCTAAATGGAAAGATAAGAAAAAACAAGCTGATGTCAAAAATGACTTCATGGCTTTCGTTAAACATGTATGGCCAGATTTTATTGAAGGATCTCACCACAAACAAGTAGCTAAAAAAATTTAATGATATTGCAACTGGTAAAACAAAACGTGTTATTATCAATATGGCACCTAGACATACTAAGTCTGAGTTTGCATCCTACTTATTACCCGCGTGGATGGTAGGTAGAAATCCTAATTAAAAATTATTCAATCTACTAACACAACTGAATTGTCTGTAAGGTTTGGACGTAAAGCAAAACAGCTTATGGACACACCTGAGTATAAAGAAATATTTCAAACAAGACTAAAAGAAGATTCGCAAGCTGCTGGTAAATGGGAAACTCAACAAGGTGGAGAATATTATGCTGCCGGTGTTGGTTCAGCTATTACAGGAAGGGGTGCTGATCTAATTAATTATTGATGATCCCACATACTGAGCAAGATGCAATGAACGCTCAAGCATTAGATAGAACTTATGAAATGGTATACATCAGGTCCTAGACAACGTCTACAAACCTGGTGGAACAATTA